TCGCCCCCGTCGAAAAATTCGCTTTTGACGGGGATGGGCGGGTCGTCGGGTAGAAATCTCACAGGTCGAACCCCCAGACAGAGAAGGCGGTGGAGACGACGCCGTTGAGGTTGCTCGAGAAGACCGGCTCAAGGTCGTTGACCACGTACGCCGGAGTCATCGCATCGATCTTGCACTCCAGCTCAAAGCGGAGCGGAAGGTCAGGGTCGCGCCCGGAGATGTCGCACCACAGGTCCGGGGTCATGTAGTCGTCGATGGGCGACCCGCTGGGCAGGTCGCTGACGTCCGCCGTCGAGGTGTCCAGATGCCCCTCCTTAAAGACCAGGTTCGGCTCGTCGTTTCCGGTGCCCCCCGACGGCAAAAACAGGAAGTGTAGCTGCTGAAGTAGCTGGGCCTTGGAGGCGCCGTTGGTCAAATAGACGGGCGTGTCGGTGACCGTGGCGGTCTCCTGGGCGACCTGTGAGGGGCCGGATCCAGCGATCTCGTAGACGGTCGCCCGAAATGTGACGTCGGCCACAATCCCGGCGTCCGACTCCTTCCAGCCGGCATCGGGGTCGTTGAGAAACGACGACAGAAAAGCCAGCCCCATCGCCTCAAATTTCGCGTAGGTGACATGCCGCGGGGCGACCCCGCGCTCGTCGTACAGGGTCGTGTAGCTGTCGGTGTGCCCGCCGATGTAGGCCGACTGACGGGCGGCGACGTGGTAGCCGTGGGCCATCGCGAAGTTGTTGGCCGCCCCCTCGCCCCACGAGCCGTTGCCATCGAGGTTGGGGTCATCGCCAAACGGGCTCGCCTGCGTGCCGACACACAGAGGCTCGGGGCGGCGGCGGGCCTGGTTGAGATTCTGGGCAAGTCTTCGCGGCACACTACCCGACGGGTCCCGATCGGCGTACGTATCCGGCTCGGAGATGTCGACCCCGCTGTACTGGCTGCCGAGATCGTAATAGGTCGTCCGAAGCGCACCGGCGCGAAGCTGCAGGTACGACAGCGGCTTTAGGTCGACCGTCTCTCCGCTGTTGACATCCGTCCAGTCGTACGAGTCCACCTCGGCGCTGTCGCTGTCAGACCCCTGTGAGACTCCGCCGTAGGCCATCAAGTTGGCCGGCGCATGCCCCGATGGGGCGACATACATCGTCCACGGATTGGACGGGCCCAGCGGGTCGTAATCGTTCGGGGAAGCGGGAAAGAAGGTGCCGTCGTCGGTATCCAGCCGGCTGGCGAACGAGCTGGCAGTCACGCCGGCGGAGGTCACCGACGTATTGATGGGAGTGGACTGAATCTCGAGGGCGGCCAGCATCTGGGCGAAGTGATCAATCGACGCTGCATAGTCCGGGGCAATCGTCGCCGTGATCGTCGCCCGCTGCCACAACTCCTCGCCGCTGGCGTCCCGCTCGGGGGTCAGCGTGGTGACCGCTGGCTCGCCGCCCGCCTGAAGGGCGCCCGGGGTCGCCAGCCGGACATCCACGGCAGTGTCAGATTGGTTGGTGCCCGATACTCCCTCGCCGGTCCCGCTGACCGCATCAGGATCAGAGACGGCATCGGAGACGCGATACCAGATGTCTAGCTCGATCGTCTTGACCCCCTGCCCGGCCACGCTCGCGGTTCAAGAAGACGACGTTGCTGCGCGTCTGGCGCAGAAATCCGGCATCGTACGGCCGGTCCTCTCCGTGGGTCTCATCGAGGTGGAGGCGCTGGAAATCTGTGCCGTCGAAACTCATAGCTCCTCAGCAAATACAGACGGGTTGCCACTCGCCCGGACCTTCGTCGCCGTGCCACTGCTCGCCATCCCAGCGGCCGGTGGTCCAGTCGCACTCTTGAACATCTCTGCCGTTTTTGGGCTTGCTGACATGTTGAACAGGGCCATCATCACACTCGAATAACCGCCACCTCTCACGCGGGTCGCGCTTCTGTCGGTTCCACGCGCCCGCATACGCCTGCGCCTCCTGCTCGGTGCAGTCAACGGCCTCGGTGTCGAGGCACTCTTCGGCGGCATCTCCCATCTGCCCCGCGTCGACCCCCAAGTCGGCATCGCGGTCGACGGGCCCGCATCCGGCGGCCACCCCCAGCAGGCACATCATCCATATCAGTCGGCGCATGGTATCCTCCCTATCTCGCGTAGGCATCAGGCTCTTCGGTGGTGACGCTGACGTAAGCATAACGCCTGTCTGCGAGATCGCCACCAAAGAAAGAGGACCCGCCCCAGCTGGTGTTGCTGAAGTTCGGCTCTTTGGCGCACCGCAGAAGCAGACCAGATTCGACGTCGCTGAATGACTGGTCGAGCACAATCCGGCTATTCGCCTCATCGACCTCGACGACCGACCGCTGCTCGTCGACGTACCACTCCCGACCGTTCTTCTGGTGGAGTCGAACATCATCGCCGGAGAGGAAGCCGGGCTCGTCGGCGGCGTCGGCCGACGGCAGCTCGCCGGTGTAGCCGACATAGGGGCGCCCGCCCCCGTCGGTGCCCGTGGTGCCGTCGAGCTGGGCGACCGGCGCGACCACGCGGGTCGGATTGCGCCCCGCCCAGCCAAGCATCAGCACTGACAGACGTACCGACCCCTTGTCGAGGTCGACGTCGCGGGACTCGATCCGCCCGGTCGCCCGGACCGGCTCGTCGTCGAGCTGAAACAGTTGACCGTCGTAGCCTTCGATGCCCCGACCGGGACCGCCCAGAAGCCGAACCCACTGGCCGACCTGGGGCACCTCCCCGCCGGCCACCCCCTCCGGAGTCACCTTGGTATGCTCGATGAGCGCCTCGAACTCCAGGAGGGGTGGCAGACTGTCGCGGACGTTGATCTTGGCGTCGAGATCATCCTGGGCGAGATCGGCCGAGGCGTAGACGGTGTAGTCGAACTCCTGCTTTTTCTCCCGCTGCAAAAACTCCCCGCGGGTCGCGTACTTCTCGGAGGTGACCGGCTCGCCGCCAAAGAATGGCAGCTTGCCCCAGACTCCCTGCAGGCGGGTACGGGCCTGGTCGTTTCGGTAGTCTCCGTCGAGGGTCGTCGGGGCGATCAGGGCCGAGGCGCGGCTGTCGACAAGCTGTTGGGCGTCCCGCTGGGCGAGAGCACGAAATTTGACGGGCCGAAGCCGGCCATCATCGCCGGGCACCACGACGTAGTTGCGCGACCGCAGCAAGGCCTGCTTCATCCACGGCCATATGTCGACGGTCTCATTTCCCCAGCCGAGCACGTACCGATAGGCGATGTCGCCGGGGTGCTGGCGCATCATCGCCTCGAAGGCGTCCAGGTCGATCAGACTGGCCGGGATGCCTGCCCCCCAGTTGGCCGAGTAGATGTCGTAGCGCCCATTCTTGTTGGCGTTGTCACGATTGCCCGTCGACGTCGCAAAGGCCAGACAGTGGCCCAGCACATGACGGCGGTAAGTGCCCCCGTGGCCGGGATCGGCCGGGCCCTCGTTTGTCGGGGTGGCCGACTCGTACAGGTGCGAAAACTCCGGCCCGTGGACAAACGGCTCGTAGACGGGCTTGGACTCCTCCAGTGACTCAAACTTTTTGGGGCCGACAAGCTCGACGTCGTAGTCGCCGGTCAGCCCCGAAAACAGCTTGTCCTCCGGGTCGCCGAGTATCTCGAGGCGGTCGTCGTGCTCGGCAAAAAAACGCTGCTGGGCAACCACCAGATGATCGCCGATCTGAAGGACCGTCTGCTTGAGGCCTCCGGGGTTTGGGTCGACAAAGCTGTGCCGGAAGCCGGGATCGTCGGTGTTGAATTTGAGGGCCCCCTCAAACCGATCGGGATACGCCCGGATGCGCCCGCCCTGCTTGGCGGTCAACGCCTGACGAGCATCGCCGATTTTGGCCCCTTTCAAAGCGTGGAGCGTCTCCTTGCTAGGCAACGAGACGATGCCCTTTCCGGCCGAGAACTGACGCTTGGTCAGCATGCCGGTATACTGGACGTCCTCGGCAACCCCCTCCTCGAGCAGAAACACCCGGACCGGGCGCCCGGTGATATTGGGCACCCGCTCGAGTACCAGCTGACCCGTCTCGTGGCGCTGCTGGGGGCTGAGGCCCTGCCCGCGTAGGATGTTGTACTCGACCCAGCCCGCGCCGGTCGCGCCGGTCGTCCCGGTGACTCGGATCGTCTCATCGCCGATGAAATAAAAGCCGGTCGACAGCAGAGACGGTCCGGCGATCTGGGCGGTCGTCGCGGCATCCGAGAAGTCCGCCTCGACGGCGTGGGTCGCCTCATCGCCCGACTGCGTGGCGAGCACCCCCGTCAACTCCTCGAGCTCCAGGAGCCGAAAGGTCGCCTGGGCGACGTCGTAGTCGGCGGTCAGAAAGTCGACCGACGAGGAGAGCACGTCGGGCTTTTCGGTCAGGATCTGGTAGAGCCCGAAGTCATACCCGGGCGTCGCCGTCGGGGCGTCGGCGAAGGTAAACAGATTCCCGTCGGCGTTGACCCCTCCGTCGACCCCGCAGACCCCCTGTATGTGCACCCCGACATTGTATGTCTTTCGGACGGCCATCAGTAGGTGTAGGGGCTGAGAGTAGTGTCGACCTCGACCTCAAAGTCGAGGGTGTAAAACTCCGCCGATCGGCTCTGCTCGGTCGGTACGTCCCGAAAGTCGATATCTCCGGCGAGCACCTCGTCCGGAAAGCGCACCAACTCCCACTCATCCTGGTTGGCGAAGTCGTCGACGGTGTCGCCGTGGTCGTGGAAGACCAGCGCCTCACCTCCGTCACTCATCGCCCGCCAGACATCCTCGAAGGCGTTGTTGTCATCGTCATCGGCCAGCTGGCCAACCTCGGCGTACGCATCACGAGAAGCCCGCCCTCGGTGGATGTGGACGGCCGGAAGATTGTGGTACTTGAAGGGGCGGCGCAGCTTTTGTGAACCCCAGCGGACGTTGACGAACTGACTGAAGGACACCCCGGTATGCCGCTGCTCGAAGCGCGGCCAGCCGACCTTCTTGGCGACCCGCGGGGAAGTCCACGTCCCCCAGCAGGTGTGGGGGGCGTCTAGCTGCTGGGCGGTCGTCGTCGCATCGGACGACCGGCCGTCCAGGTAGCCCAGCAGTTCGGGCGGGAAAGTAAAATTTGCATCCGAGAAGACCCACCCGAACTCGTCGAGATCAGTGTCACTGTAGGCCAGCCGGAGGCCGGACTTTTTGCCGAAGGTGTTGGCCGAGGCTGTCGGGTCGATGCGTTCCAGGCTGTACGATCCTGCCCCCGGCAGCTCCGCGCCGGCCCCGACGGCCTGCTCGATCTCGTTGTACAGCCCGTCAATCTGTGCCGGCACCAGTCCGGTATCCAGCACACAGTGGTAGGTGCCCGGGTCGACGGTCACCGTCGCCGTCAACGTGCCCCCCGCGTCCCGCTCCACAAAAACGATCGTGTTGTTGCTCGAGGTGATCTCGACCTCATAGACCCACCTGTCGATCCCCAACGCCATCACATCCTCGTCTCGGAGCCGCGCCGGGTCGCCTGGTTGATCTGGGCGGCGACCCGGTCGGACTCCTGCAAGAAGACATTATCGCTGAAGACGTTGGTGCTTCCTCCGGCCGGCCCCGACTGAGAGGCCTCCAGCGCGGCGGTAAACGCCTCGGTGAGATCCTGCTTTGAGCGGCGCCGGTTGCGGGCCGACGCCTTGGTGATCGTCTCGTCGACCTTCGCCCCGGCCGCATTGGCCGCCTCCTCGGCGTCGCCCCCAAAAAGCGGCGCGACGACTCCGGCGACGGCAGACAGCGCCGACAGCACGCCCCCCGCAATGCCGAACCCGGAGGCGGCCGACAGGGCGGTGTTGATCCCCTGGGCGACAGCCTGGGCGCCCTGAATCGCCGAGGCGACCCGCTTCATCGACTCGGCGGCGGCCGACCCTTCGGCGGGAAGCTGAGCCAGCGTCGACACCAGCCCCGATGCCGCGGTGGTCGTATTTTGGATCTCTTGCTTGACGGCGCTTTGCTGCTGGGCGACGTCTTCGGTCAGCTCCTTTTGCAGCTTGGCCTGCTTGCCCGCCTTGGCCTGCTCGGCTGCCCGGCGCGCCCGCGCAAAGCGTGACCGGCGCGCCGCCTCCTCCCCGTCGGTGCGCCCGGCCGGCCCGGCAATCTCGGAGAGGCTGGCTGTCTCGCCCCCGCCGGAGTTGGCCAGCCCGAAGCCCGACGCCCCGCGCCGCTTGGCCTCCCCTTCCGTGATCCCGCCCGTCGTCTTGAAGTCGCCGACAAACCCGGACAGGTCGGCCTGCTTTTGCTTCTCTTTGGTGATGTCTTTTTCGAGGTTCAGCCGGTCGTTGGCCTTTTCCTGCTGGGCGACCTGCTTCTCCATGTACGTCTGCAGGGCGTCTTTGGCGTTGTTGACATGGCCCTTGAGCAATTCCCACTTGACGTTGGCCTTAGTCAGCGTTTTCGCCCCGAACATCGACACCGCCGCATCGCGGGCCTTTTGCCCCAGCGTCTCGAAGGCCGTCGATGCGGTCGCCGCCCCGCCCGCTTGCTGCCCCATCGCCTCCTGCAGTTCTTTGGCTGCCTCTTTGGCCTCATCGGACTCGAGTCCGTACTGACGTGTCGCCTCGGCAAGCCGCTTGTTCGCCTCGTAGACCTCGTCGGTCGTGCTGCCAAGCAAGTCGAGCTGGCCGTTTTGCCCAGCAGACACTGCGCTGAGCATCTCCCCGACGCCCGCAGCCCCTTCTGTCGCCTCCTTGTATCGGCGCAGCCCCCGGCTCGCCTCCTCGGAGCTGTCCCGAAGCCCGACCATCGTGCCGATCGCTTTTGTGCCCGTCGAGGCAAGCTTACCGGTAAACGACCACCCCCCAGCCACGTCTGTCGCCGCCGCTCCCAGCAGGGGCAACAGCTCGCCGAGCACTGCGGTCAGCTCACCGGATACCTGAGCCGTCTCCCGCATCTCCTTTGATACGCCTTTTTGCGCATCCGCCGCCTTGGCTGATTCGTTCGACAGGTTCGTCAACTCACTGGACACGGACATGACGACGGGCTTGAACCGCTCCCCCATCGTCACCATCAGCGTCTCAAACGACCCCTTCAGGATCTCGAGCTGCGCGCCCATCGACGAGCGCATCAGTTCTGCCTGCTTCTGGGCCTCGCCCCCTGCCTCCTGAAACCCTTTGCGCAGCTCGCCGACCTCTGAGATCGCCGGGCCGACCACCTCAACGACCGACCCGGCCACGCTACTCATCGAGCCGCTGAGCTGCTTGAGCGCCCCGGCGTCTGAGAAGTCCTGGATGATCGACGAGAAGGCCCGCATATCCCCGTCGGCCTTCCGAAGCGAGATCCCTGTTTTGTCGAGGACCGCCTGAAGTTTGTCGGTCGGGTTCTGCAAGGCCGCCAGCGCCGACCGGAGCCCGCGCCCCGCCCGGGTCGACTTGATGCCGGCATTGGCGAGTGTCCCGAGGATGCTTGCCGTCTGCTCGACGGACATCCCGACGGCTCGCGCCTTGGGTGCCACAAAACTGAAGGCCTGCCCAAGCTCCCCGACTCCTGTGTTTGCCGCCGAGGAGGCGGCCACCAGCACGTCGTTGACCCGGGCAAGGTCTGCCACCTCCAGGCGCATCCCGGACAGGACGTTGGTGGCAATGTCGGATGCCTGCGCAAGATCCAGGCTGCCGGCCGCCGACAACTCGAGCACCCCCGGAAGCGCCTCGACAGACTGCTGGGCCGACAGGCCCGCCTGGGCCAGAAACTGCAGGCTACCGGCCGCATCGGTGGCGCTTTTGGTCGACACTTGCCCCGCCTGCTTGGCGGCGGCGTTGAACTTCTCCATCGACAACTGGGCGTTGGACGTCTTGGCCGCCGCCGACGCGATTGCATCCTCAAACCGGCCGGCCGCCTGGACGCTTTTGACCCCGATACCAACCGCAGCCGCCGCCCCCGCAGCCGCCATCTCCGCCCCCACATTGGCAACCCCTTTGCCGACTCGGCGCATCTTGTCGCCGAGCGTCTCAGCCGACCCGCCCGCCCGATCCATCGAGTCAGACGCATCGTCCATCGAGTCGGACGTCTCGTCGCCGACATCATTGGCAGAATCACGCAGGTCGTCCATGTCACGCTGGATATCCTCCAGCGTATCCGACGCCTCGTTCAGCGCTTCAATGTCGAATGTGACGGCCATCAGGTCATTCCGTATTGACGCTGCAAATTCTTGCAGCGCTCACGCTCTTGACGGTCGTGGTAGTCTTGCTGTCGGCTCATCCCCTCGTAGTGGGCGGCCAGACGGGCCACCTCGGCGACCCACGGCGGCAGGTCAATCAGCGGGGTATTGCCCCGCTCGACATACAGCCGGTAGACCGAAAACCTACGGGCCGCCCGGGGAGAGGCGCCCCGCCAGTCACACCCGGCCTGCTGGCGGGTGACATCTGCGTCCGGGTCCGTGCATACCGGGCACTCGCACGGGTCGGTCAGGTAGACTTGACGCAGGTATGTGGTCAGCTCTTTTTTTCGTCCTCCCCGATCCCGTCATCGCCCATGATCTGCACATACGCCTCGACCAGCCCGCTGGTGTCTCGCCGCAGGATCTGGCGTTGCCTCGACTCCTCGAGGTCCCCCCAGTCGACGGTCAGGCCGCTTTTGACCCCGCACACCTGCCGGTGCACAAAGTCGATCAGCGGCTTGAAGTCCTCCTCGACCAGCTCGACGTCCGTGATCGACGCCTCTTGCCGGTCGCCCTCCTCGGGCTCGTCGTCCTCCGCTTCGACCATCTCCCAGAAGGCCGAGGCACGCTTGAGCTCGTCGGGCTTGGCGAAGTCGTCGACGATCCGGTATTCAAAGACCAGCTGCTCGCCTTTGACCTGCAGGGTGAAGGTGCCGTCCGGCTCGTCGAGTGTCGTCGGGTCCAGTGCCATCGGTCTCTCCTGTCATCAAAAAAATCAGGTGTACGTCAGCTCGAAGTCCGTCTCGGCCGCCCCGCCCGACCCGAAGTCGCCCCGGGCGGCGTAGGTGGCATCGAAGGTCGACCCCTCCAGCGAGACGGTCTGCTCGGAGAACTGCACGACCGGGATGTTCAGCTCGACGGTGTCGGTCCCGTCCGACAGAGTGACCGTGATCTGACAGTCGGCCCCGGAGCTTGCCAGCGGCAAGATCGCCTTCATCGCCGCCGACCGCCCCTTGAAAGTGATGCCCCCGCCGGGCGGGTCCTCCGACCCCCGTTCCAGGTACAACTGCTCGAGGGTCCGGTCGGCCTTGGTCCCGACCATATCCTCCTGCAGGCTCCAGTTGGTCTGCAGGTCCATCGACTCGATCGGGTAGGCGGTCAGCCCCGAGCCGGTGTCGACCTCGAAGGTCATGCCGATGACCTCCAGGGTGTTCTTCTCGCCGGAATACTCGGTCGGCGTGGTCGGCAGCGTGTTGGCGTTGTCGGCCACGTGCAGATCGGTCGGCCACGGGGCATACAGCCCGGCCCCCTCAAAGCCGAGGGTCGCATTCTCGCCCATCTCGAGGGTCAGCGTGCCGTTGCCTCGCACCCCCTTGCACACCCAGCGGTACGCGTCGTCGTAGCCCCGGGTAAACATGTACATCGCCAGCGCCGCCGACGGGACGCGCGTCTGGTCGTCCCCGGTGACCGGCCGGTAGACCGTCGAGGTCGTCGCATTGACCGTCTCCTCGAGGTTCATCGCCTTCAGCAACCACGACCCGAACGGCGGGTCGCCGGCCGTCGACTTTTTGCCCTTCAGCGGAACCGTCAGGCTGACGTCCAGCCGGTGACCGTAGTTGTGGCTCTTCTTGGTCGAGTGGGTCGCCGTCATCTCCTGGTTGGCGATCGTGTTGATGACCTCGGAGAAGGGCGGCTCGCCCTGCGTGCGGACGGCATACCAGTCGTCGGGGTCATGCCCGGTCGTAAAGTCGGTCGTCCCGTCGGTCCCTGACCCGTAGGCGTCCTCGGGGATCCCGCCGATCAGAAAGCGCTTTGCAAGATTGTCGGACATGCCTGATTACCTGTGCAGTAGGATGTCTTGGGTGATTTCGATGTCGACGACCGCCGAGGCGGCCCGGCCCAGATTCTCGATGACCTCGCCGTTGGCCCCGTTGGCGGCGAGCTCGACCTCTCCGGCGACGTCCGGGTCGGGCAGATACCGGGTCAGCGCATTGATGATCGCCCCCTTGTACAGCTCGGCCCGCTGGTCGTTCCACTCCATCTCGAGCAGCTGCCGGCCAAGATCCGTCCCGTCAGGCAGAGTGGGCGGGATGTCTGCTCCGGCCCGCTCCTTGGCGACCAGGCCCACCCGCAAGATGACGTCCTGGCTGGCCGACCGCTTGTCGGCCGCCCCCGAGAACAGCTGCTGATTGTCGCCCGCCCCGGCCTTGGTGATCCAGCAGGCGACCTCGTCGACATTCAACCGACCAAACGCCTCGGCGGTGTCGACCCGGCCGAGGATGTACCGCTCCGGAGCCGGCAGCGGGTAGTGGCCCGACGCGTCGGCCTCCTGGTCGGACAGCTCGGCGGGCAGCCGGTCGCCCAGCACCTGGCGGGTGCGGGCGATAAGTGCGCTGACCGCTTTGTCGACGTCGACGGGCATTAGGTAATCCTCGCGTTTCGGAGTGCGTCATCCGACAGCCTGCGCCGGATAGACCGCTGGATCAGTGTGACCAGCTTCTTCTTTTGTCTCGTCGTCATCCGCTGCCAGTCACGGCCCGGATAGGTCTCACCGAAGGGCCCGGTGCCGCCGCTGATGAGTCGGTCGCTGTAGGGCACGGCCGTCCCGGCGGTCATGCTGGTCGCGTCGGCCCGGAAGACGTGCTCGGTGTGGCTCGGCTCGGTGATCGACGGGTACAGCCGCTCGTATTTGCCGCCCTTATCCCAGCGCAACAGGTCGTGGTGGCCGACAATGGCCATCTTGTGGTCGGCGTATTTCGGCTCGCCGCCATACCCCTCCCAGGGGCGCCCACCGTGCTCGCCTTCGGTCGCAAACTGCTTCTCCCAGTGGCGCAAAAGATACGGATGGACGACATTTCGCCACTCATGCTCCAACGAGCCGATCACCTCCATCATCAGCCCGATCACCCGGCTCATCCCCTTGGCGTCACCGGTGCCGATCTCAAGTCGAAACATCGTCCTCCAGGTACGCCTCCAGGGCGGCCACGTACGACTCGTCGGTCTCGTCGTTCGTCTCCAGGCCCAACCCCTTAACGATCATTCGCCGGTGGTTGTAGCTGCCGATCAGGGCCACAATGACCCGGCCCCGGTCGGTGTGGGCGCAAAACTTGTCGTCGGTCCGCACCCGCTCGGCTGGCAGTTCGACAGTCTCGCCGAACCGCAGGCGCGTGCCATCCTCCATCTGGAGGACGCACTGGCGGATTAGCCTGGCCTCGATGGGCGTGTCCTTGGTCGGTGTCATGGCTCCCATCCTGCCCCCCACTTCGGGGCGCTTTTGGTGTCGGTGGTATCGACATTTGAGCGGACCGACGCCTCAGCGTCGATCGACTCACCGGCGTCGACCTGGCCGGTGCGCAGGGTCTTTTTGAGCGACCCGTACTCCTGCCAGGCCCGCTGGGCGTCCAGCTGGCGCTGGTCGAGTGACTTGGCGGTCGCATAGGCGATGATCGCCCCGCGGACCGTCTCCCGCCAGTTGTCTGTCAGGCTCGACGGGTCCATGTCCCGCCCCACGAGGATCGCGTTGAGCGACCCGGCCGCCCGGGTAATCCACCCGTCAATCTTGGTGGTCGACAGCCCGTCGCTCGTCGCCGTCACCCCATCGGTCGGCATCGGCAACTCGTCGAGCACCTCCCCGGGAGTCACGCCATGTGTCTCGATAGCCACCTATATCACTCCTCGTCGATCTGGCGGTCATACAGCTCGGCGAGCAGCCGGGCCTCCAGCTCGTCACCGCTCCCGCGGGCCGACCGCTCGGAGGTGTCGGCCAAAACCGAGCGCCGGTGCTGGTAGTCGCCCTCCAGCAGCGCCCAAAGGATACGCACGCCCGCCGGGGCGTCCTCGCCCGGCTGCTCGTCTGGCAACTCGTCGCGCATCTGGCCTTCTTGCTCGTCGATGTACGCCCGGGCGACCTCGGCACGCTCGGCGTCGGTCAGACTCGGCGCGCCTTCGGGCTCGGGCCGTTCGCCCTCCGACTCCTCCGGTTTGGCCGCCCTCCGGAACCGCTCGGGCGCATCGGACGGCTCGGCGTCGTGGGCCTGGCCGGCGACCGCCGCCTCCCAGTACTCCTCGTAGGTGACCGGCGTCAGATTCGGCGAGCTTCGCCTCGACTGCAGCCACCGGTCCGAGGCCCGAAACAGCGCCCCCTCGGGGATTGGCTTGCCGTCGGGGGCGACTGCCCCCGGAATGTCGATGTGCGTCTCAAGATAGACCATGCGTCGTCTCCGTCGTGTCGCGCGAGCGCCAAGCCAGCACCGTCAGGGCCCGACATCCGCCGGGCCCGCCGGCCTATCAGGTCACATTCGTCAGAATGACCCCGGCGTCGTTGATGCCGCGGTAGAAGTCGACCAGCTGGTGCTGGAGGGTCCAGTAGTTCTGGGAGTCCGAGTCGTAGCCGGCATCCGACTCGCGCATATCCTCCTTGTCCCGGACAATCATGTGCTCGGAGGCGCCGATCCACAGCGTCCCGTCGTACACGCGGTTGATGTCGGGGGTCGACTCCTTGTTGGCGTCGTTCTGGTAGACGCTGTTGTCGATCAGGATGTTGTCGAAGCCGAAGCGGCGGACCAGCATCTCGCGGACCGCCTCGTGGGAGACGGCATCCCCGGTCGTATCGATCGACCGGCCGGCCGCCCCTTTGATCGCCCCGGTCCGCGACAGCAGCCGGGCGTAGTCCAGCCCCATGATCATGGTGTCGGGGGTCTCGCCGGCCGAGGTGACGATGTCCATGCAGTTTTCGATGTCGTCGAACGGCTCGGCCGAGCTGGCCGACGTCCAGGCCGCCTGGGTCGACTGCGTGGCGTTTTTGAGCGGGTCCTTCAGGATCGTCGAGACCGCCTGCTCGATGGCCACGTTGTTGAACCCCTTGACGATCGACCCCAGGTAGCCCGTCAGGCCCATCGCGGTGTCGATCGCGTCGAGCACCTCGTCGGCGTGGCGACTGATGATCGCCTTGCGGGAGAACTTCCCCTGCGTCTCGATGTCGACGTGGTCCAGGTCGATCTGGATAGACGGCGCCGGCTCACTGAGCCCGATCTTACCGACGTACTGGTCGCCGGAATTGGCCGTCCGAAATTCGGGCGGAATCCACGGGATCGGCCCGTCGGGGGTGTCGATCATTCGGGGGCCGAACAGGTCGACGGCCACCGAGTCGCGAATCGGTGCCTGCTGGGAGAGCAGCTCCCCCACGTACACCTGACCCAGGTCGTTCATGTCGTCTTTGAATCGCAGCGTCATACTGTCTCCTCAGCAGTCATCGGTCGTGTAACGTCAGCCTGTCCCGTGGCCGTCAGGCCCCAATCAGGCGAAGGCGATCGTCTCTCTGAGTGTGCGCCCGTCTCCGTCGACCGGCCGAAAGACCAGGTGGACGTCGGCGGCCAGCGCCCCGGACCCGTCCAGGGCCCGCAGGGTCTCGGTGCCGTCGGTGTGCAGCTGGAAGATGGCGACCCCGTTGGTGTTGGTCCCCAGCACCATCGAGCCGTTGCCATCCTGCAGCGAAAACTCGATGTCCGTCGCCCGGGTCCCGTCGTCGCTGAACGCCTCGACCGTCCACTCGTCGGTCGACGCCAGATTCTGGTCCAGCCCGATGTCGAAGGCGTCGGCGACAGCGTCGCCCTCCGCCCCCGGCGTGGCCGACAGGATGCGCTCGGGCTCGTCGGCCCGCCCCAGGTAGACGGCCAGAAACTCCTCGCCGTCCGAGCACGCCTGCAGGGCGTAGCCGACGAACGTCTCGGTGACGTCCTCGCTGGCCTTGACGTAGCCGGCCTTGGCCCCGCCGGCCCCGCTGGGGGCCAGCCGGTCACCCTTGGCGACCGCCCCGTCGGCCATCAGCAGCGTCACGCTGCCCAGACCGCTGACGATCGCCCCGTGCTGACCCTGCTTGAGGCCCGTATTCGTGTAGCCGAGCACCTCGTCGGCCGGGTCCACCGTCGGGGTGAACTCGCTGTTGCCGGTCCCCTCTTTGACCAGCATCGACGCGTCGGGCATGTCCTCTTCGGACTGTCGCCCCTGAATCTTGAGCCCCTGCGGAATCGGCTGTGCGTTCATCGTCTCCTCGCTTGCATGTCAGTCGACTTTTTTCGTCTCCGTCTGCGTCCCGTCTGCGTCAGGCTTTGCCCTGTCGGCGGCGCGCCTCGTTGGCCGCCTCGTGGCCGACCAGTTCGGTCTCGTCTTTGACCCGGTCGAGCGCCTCCTTGTCGGACATATCCGACCAGTCGGGCCCGTCGCCGGACGGCTCGCCCTCGGCGGCGACCAGCGGCTGCTCGCCGGGGTTGGACTGCTGGGCGGTGTTCTTCTGGGCGACCCGCTCCTGGCGGGCGACCCGCTGCTCGAGCTCGTCGAGCTTGGCCATGATCTGGTCGCTGTGGTCGGGGCCGGACTCCGAAGCGGCGATGCCGGGCGCCTTGTCCTCGCCCACCCCCTCCCCGTCGCCGGCCCCCTCCATGCCCTCGCCCTCCTCGGGGTCGTCGCCGGACTCGTCGGGCTCACCCGTCGACAGGTTGCCCGCCCGGATCTTGTCGACCCCGACGCCGAACATCTCGCTCAGCGCCTCGACCATCGCGTCGGTCGGGTGGGCAATCTTGCCCGACGCCAGCGCCTCGACCTGCGCGACATCGACCCCGGCCTGGTCGGCCAGCTGCTCGACGACGTCGGCCTTGGAGGGCATCGACCCGCCCTCGGAGAGATTGTCCAGCGCCTTGAGTTTCGTATTCAGCCACTTGCTCAGCTTCACGGTGTCCTCTTGGTCTTGGGCAGCAGTCAAAGTCGTATCGTCGGGCTCGTCGTGCGTCTGCTTGCCGTCGGGCTCGTCGCCGGCTGACCCCTCGTCAGGCTCGTCGGCCCCCTCGACCTCGAGGCCGATGTCGGCGCACTCAGCGGCCGTCAGCTTGGTGACCGCCGCCTCAATCCCCGCGTACTTGTCCTTGCCAAAATTGGTCGGGCTGACCTCACGAAGGTGAGGCCCGTAGGTGGTCATCAGCTGCGGATCGTTGTGCTCAGGGACGATGTTGACCGACAGCTGGCGCAGGTGCCCCCGCTTGCGCTCCGTCCAGGTGTGGGGGTTCCAGACAATCTGGGCCCACAGCTCGTCGGGGGCCGCCTTCAGGGCGATGACATCCCCGTCGCGGCGCCCGGAGTCGACGTGGGGGCCAAAGACCGGGCGGGTCACCGCCGGATACCACTCCAGCCCCGCCTCCTGGAGGTCGGACTGGTAGCGGTCAAACTCGGCGACAGTCCGCTCAAAATACCCCTGCGTCACCCCGACAACCTGTCCGTCTTGCTCGATCGGTCCGGTGGTGTGGACCTTGACCCACTCAGTCGCCTTGTCGGCCTTCTGGTCGACGGCCTGGATGGCCTGGTCGACCGCCTCGCTCCGGTCGGCCCCGTCCTCGTGCAGCCGGTTGGCCTGCTCGACGATCTTGGGGCGCCACGACCGGTGGATGGCCTGGACGTCTGCCCGCTGGCGAATCTCGTCGGGCAGGTCTTTGTAGGACTCAAACAACATGCGGCGCTCTCCGGGTCACAGACATTGCTTCAACTGTGACCGTAGACAGCGCCGCGCTCCGGGTCGACACCAGCCCCGACCCCACACGCCCGCCACCTATCCGCCCCGCACCGAGGGGGCCACGTCAATCGGGTGGTCCGGGTCGACGGTGTAGTACTTGCGCCCCCCGCCCTCGGCCCGAAACGACTCGAGGGCATACATCTCCTTGAGAAGGTACAGATACCGGCGCGCCTGGCGGGCCGAGCACCCAAACTCGTCGCACACGTCTGGCACCGACACACACGCCCCCGCCAGCAGCCTCTGCAAGATCCAGTGGGTCCGCCGGACGGCGGCCATCTGGGATGTCGGCTCCGTGTCAGTCATGAAGCCGCCTTGATCTCCTCGACGGCCGCGTCAAACCCGCGCTCGTCAGGCAGGATGAATGAAAAGATGCACCGGCACCGCCCGCCCCCGTCGCACTGGTTGGGCGGGCTGATGACTCCGTAGCGGTCCGACCCAAGCATCGCGCGCTCACCGTCTAGATCCTCACACGGCCCGCACGTCTTGCCGTCGAGCACCGAGGAGCGCTCGGCGATCAATTCGACGGGGCGGCTCGGGTTCATCTGCCGGGTCTTCTGGGCGGTCTTTTCGACGACCGCCTGGCGCCCCAGGTTGTACGGCTTGGAGACGGTCTTTCCGGCCATCGCCGCCCACGTCGACCCGGCGAGCTTCTCGAGCTTCTTGGCGGTGTCCCCCGACAGCATGGCGTTGGTCCGCTCGTCAAACCGCCCCTGCTGGCGTTGGAAGGCCTCCCGGCCAATCTGGTCGGCCTCATCGTCGATGATCGTGGCGATGTCCCGGCTGGTCGGGATGGCCGTCTGCTGGCCGATCGTCTTGCCGTAGCTGCGGATCAGATCCTGGCCGCCCTGGTCTTTGGCCTTTTCGAGTACCTTCCTCGCCTCTCGCTGATAGCGGGGCAGGTACGTGTTGCGAACCTCCTGCTTGGCCCGGTCGGCCGCACCCTTCGCCGCCGCCGGCCCGTCGGCCTGCTCAGCCATCGAGCGGACCCGGTCGCGGTACGCCTTCTTGTGGGCCGTCGCCACCTGCTCGAGACGGCGGGCCAGCTGGGCCTCCAGCCGGTCTTGCTTGTCGGCCAGCTTCTCGGGGTCGACGTCCGCCGCCCGCAGGTGTACCGCCCCCGCCTGGACCATCTGCTCGGTGGTAATTCCCCGCTCGCCCGGCCGCCGCGACTCGGAGGCGACCAGCTCGAAGGCGTCTGCCTGCTCGGAGGCTGCCAGCTTGGCGAGAGGCTGGTCGTCGTCTGCCCCCTCGGCGTCCTTGCCGCCCCCCTCGACCAAATCGTCATCGCCGGGCCCGTCGGCCAGCGCCCGCTCCTGGTCCTGACTGAGCGGCAAGCCGACCTCTTCGCGGTACGCCCCTTCAACGGCCGGCCCGGGGGTCAGCGCCCCGCTTTTGAGCCCTTCGTTGATCCGGCTCGCCCGCTTGGGGTTTCGCTCATCGCCCGGGCTCCACGACAGCTGACAGTATCGCCCCGGCTGGATGGGCCCGCCCCAGTAGGTCTTTTCGGTCGACTTGAGCACGCCGGTGCACGGGCGGTTGTCGGCCCCGTTGAGGTTGTCGCACAGCAGACCGGCCAGATACCCAGAGATCTGCAGGGCGTCTTTGCTGGCCTCCTCGCGGGCGGCGTAGGCGCCGGTGTCGTTGACCGCAATCAGGGACCCCTCGGCGTTGAGCACCTGCTTGATCTGCTTGATGGCAAACTCTTTGGGCGTCGAAAAGTCCGGCTCGTTTCCGGCCGCCGAGTGCATCTGCAGGGTCGTCCCGTTGGGCAGTTTGATGACCGGCGACTCCTCGGCGCGGGCATCCTGCAAGATCGACTCAAGGGTCTTGTCGGCCTCCGTGTTGCCCATCGACTCGCCGTCTTGCTGGGCGGTAATCCACGGGACCCCCAGCCGCTCCTTGCTCAAGTTTTCGAGCTGCTGCATCAGCTGGACGGTCTGAATCCAGCCGGTCACACTCCGCAGGGTCGACACCCCTTCCAGGTTCAGCCCCATCCGCAGGTGGCTGTAAATCTGCAGATCCCGCGCCTCGATGACATACAGACCCCCGTCCTGGGCGGACCGAAAGCGGACCGCCTGCAGGTTCTGCTCGGCCTCGTCGAGAACCCACCCATCGACCGATGACGGATAGATGAACGACAGCTTCTCCAGAAGCCCCGCGTCGGGCCCTTGGCCGTGATAGACGGGCTCGTGGACGACAAAGCCGGCCACCAGCGCGTACAGCCACTCGGTGACGTACTGCTTCCAGCCCCCCGCGATGTTGTGCAGAAGGTTGCGCTGAAGCTTGGACGCCCGCCGCTCGGCTGCGTCCAGCTGCTCGGGGGTCGGGTCCTGCAGGTCGGGCGGGTCGACCGACCACTCCCCGGTCACCAGCCCCTGAAGGGGCGTACCCCATGCGCGCTGGTACGATGCGCTGGTCAGCCACATCTGATGGTACAGCCCGTGGCCCCGCCGTGTCGCACGCCCGCGGACCTTGACCGGCTGGTAGGTCTTGTTGCGGTCCTCGTAGTTTGGTCGGTCGTTGTGGAAGGCGACCCCGCTGGTCGACTGCTGGTCGACGTTCAGCCGGCCCGACTCCGAGGCGACAACCCGCTCGGGGTAAGTCCGCACCAGACAGCCCTCCTCGCGCTCCGAGAACTGCTGGTCGAGCTCGTCGGCGCTCGCCTGCAGGTCGATCCCGTGGCGCGCCAAAAGCCCCTCCCGGTCGCTGACCGACCCGCCCGACGCCTCGTCACGGATGTGTTTGGCCGCCCACGCCTTCAGCCGGCGGTCCAGCTTGCTGAGGCTGTGGGCGACCTTACGAGCAATGCGTTGTCTGATGCGGTGGATCATCCGAAGTATTTACCGATGTCAGTAGATTTTTGCGAAGCGGTGGATTTAACGACGGTGCCCGACGAGCCCGACTCAGGCAGCCTGGCCAGCTTCTTGGCCACGCCAAACCCGCCGGAGATGGCGTCGATACGGTCGCGTGGCTTGTCAGGAAACCGGTGCATCGCATCCTCGAGGTCGCTGTTCCACGGGCCCTGCACGAAAAACAGCCGCCCCTGCTCGCCAAGCTCCACCCAGGTGCCCGCCCGATCCGCCTTGTCGCCGGTCGGGCTGTCCCCCTTGACTGTGTGGCCGGGCAAGACGTCGCGGTTGTAGTCCCCGATCACCTCCTTGCCCGTCCCGCCCCCCTCCTGCTCAAATATCTGGGGGATGGCGGTGGTGTCCGACTTGGCGTGCCGCCGAATCCACCGCTTTTTTGCTCCCCCTTCAAGCCGCCTGGCGCAGACGTGGTCGATGTACAGGATGGGCATCGGCTTCGACCAGATCGCGAAATCGCACACAGGGCACGACCCCTTCGCCCGGCCCTCCTTCCACCAATAGCAGTCCTCGCGCAGACACACGCTCCACTGCCGGTAGCGCACCGCAAGGCTCGCCCCGGCCGTCTGCGCCGTCTTGCTGTCCGCGTCCTCTTCGTCGGTGTCGGCCAGGTCCCAGTAGCGCACCCACCGCACATTCGGCGGCGCCGCTTCGATGATCCGGGGGGTGACATGCTGGAAGAGCCCGTCGGTATCCTTGGCCGTCCAGCAGCCCCCGATCTTGTCGGACCGCCCTAAAAGCCGCTCCTGCTCGACGCGCCGCCCGGTCTTCAGGTTGGCCAGATAGCCGGGATCGCGCTCCAGCAAGGCTTTGTTGTCGGAGATGTCGGCAGGCACGAAGGCAAACGACTTCGGGGCGATCTGCATACCTTCGGGGCCCTCCCGGACGTCATCGGCGTCGGCCCACTCCGGCAGGTCGTCATCGCCCATCCAGTAGTGGCGCACCCCGCCGGCCTTGTCGGGATCGGCGTAGCCATCCTCGTCCAGATACGGCTTGACCCAGTCGTAGACCCACGAGTTGTGCTCCGGGTTCATCGTCGCCCGCACCCACGGATCAATCCCCTCGGCGCGCGAGCGGTTACGCCCGACCAGGTACAGAAACTGCGAGGCCAGAAAGTGGGTCAGCTCGTCGAAGCCGATGAAGTCGTATTGGGCCCCCTGGTAGTCCTTGGCGTTGCGCTCGAGCTTCAGGTGCCGAAAGTCGATGCGCGCGCCCGACGGGAAGGTCCACTGGATGTGCGGGCTGGTGACCAGCTGGCCGCCGACCAGCGGGTACAGCTTCTCAGACTCGTCTTTGAGCCCGCCGCCGGTGTCGATCTGGGTCGACTCTCGCCGAAAGATAATCCCCCGAAAGTCCGGCTTGTGGATGCCCCGAAGCGGGTCCATCAGCAGGGCGATCGTCTTGCCGCCGCCGGCCGCTCCGCCGTAGAAGACCACGTCGGCCTCACAGCTGAGGAACGCCGCCTGAGGCCCCGGCTGGGGCTGCACTTCGCCATCGCGGACGAGCTCACTCATCGCCGGCCCCCTCGGTGTCGACACGCCCGTTGTCCGGCAGCACGACGACCGCGCCGCCTCCGCCGTCGACCGGCTCGCCCCCGGAGGTGACGTCGCTTCGCTCCTTGGCGATGTGGTCGTAGTGGCGGGCCGCGAACTTCGCGGCGTCCAGACTGACCGACTCGTCGTCGCTCTCCATCTTGTCGCCGATCGTCTTGCGCGCCTTGTCGACGAGCTTGCCGCGAAACTGGTCGCGAGCCTGAGCGCATTGCTCGAAGTCGTTGCAGTAGCGGTGGACGGTAAACCGATGGCACCCGACCAGCTCGGCTGCTTGCGTCAGGTTCCCGTCCGCCCGACGAATCGCCTCGGCGACCAGGCCGGGATCATACTTTGGGTCGCGCGCCTGAGCGTCATCCCCGTCACTCTGCGACCCGTGCCCCTCAACCCAACAATACCCGTCCTCCTGGGCCGGATTCTTGCACCCCTCCCCGCTTTCCGTCGTCGCCTGGCATGTCTCGTTACTCATCGATCTCGTGTCTCCTGTCGCAGTATCGGCACATCGCATGCGACCACCCCGTATACGTAATCAAACGGCGGTCGCACACATCACACCGGCGACTGAGCCGCTGGCCATACACGTCATCCATCAGCTCCTGAAAAAACTGATTCGCTCGCTCGCGGTTGTAAGCCATGACAACCTCCGTTAGTCAGCCTCAGCTGTGAACTTTCGGACTTCAGCAATCACCAGGCAAACGACCGACGCTACACCACCCAGATACACAGGCAGGCTCAGCGGCCCGACCGGAAATCGCGCCCCGGCAAAATGCTGCACGGCCATCCCCAGGCCGTACCCGCCGACAAACCAGACGGCGACCCCAAAGACCCCAATCGACAGGCCAATCGCATACGCCGTCACGCCTACTTTTGTCTCAATGTCGATCATCGTCCCTCCGAAGAGCCGAATTATCAGGGCCTCCCGACCCGCCGCCGCCCGCAGGCTGTGGCGCTGGAGGGCCTTCCATGTTCTCGAAATACCGAGAGGCGTACGTCGGTGGTAGATCGACGTCCTTGTCGTAGGCTTTTCGCCAGTTCCAGGTGGTGCCGCTGAACGTGT